CTGTAGAAAAAGAAACTGAGAAACAAACTTCTAGAAATAGAGGTGATATTAATGTAAATAGTAAGTATAATGAATAAATGGAATAGACCAGAAGCTTTTGAATTAGCTATGAAGCTTTGGAAAAAAGGTGATATTACTACTGAAGAGTTTTATATATTAATTAACAACCCAGATATAAAAGATTTAGAAGTAAAAGAAACTGTTTTATACTATCTATCTTTAAGTAAATTTTTAGAAAATACTGATGTTAAAAATGAAAAAAATTTAAATAATTTTAAAGAGCTTATAAGGGAATTTGAGTATTGGGATAGAAGTTGGAATTATTATATTAATTTAAAAGATAATGATGATAAAAGTAAGTATCAAATACCTATAGATAGTGATGATTTTGCTAAACAATTAAGCAAGAGGTATAAACTAATAAAGATAAAATGCTAATAGGAACTAAACAATTTTTAGAAACTAGAGTATACTTTGAGAAGCATGGTAGTTATACTAAAGCTCTTCCTGACACATACCAATACAATGAGTTTTGGGATGAACAGGTAAAAAGATGTATGGAGGGGTATACCATAGGAGATCTATGGATACCTGGACCATACTATTTTTATTTAAACTTCTACCCAATTCTAGGTAAGGATGAAGTAACTGGTAGGAAGACTCGTATATTTCCTAGATTTACTGATGTCGATTTAGAGTATTTTCTAATTCTAGATAAAGCTAGAAAAGAGAAGAAAGGAGTTATTATGACTAAGCCTAGACGTACAGGATTCTCTTATAAGAACTCTGCTGTGGTAGTGCATGAATATAACTTTTATAAAGAGGCTAAATGTATTATTGGTGCTTATGAAAAGAAGTTATCTGAGAATACAATGAATATGTCTTTAGAAGGATTAAACTTTCTTAATAAGAATACTGTTTGGGCTAAACCACGTAACCCTGATACAAGGGAGCATGTTATGGCTAGACATCAGAAAGTAGTTGACGGAGTACCTCAATGGGTAGGTTATAACTCAGAAATACGAAGATTAACATTCCAAGATAACCCATTTAGTTCTATTGGTTTATCAGCTAACATATTCCTATTTGAAGAAGCTGGTTTATTTGCTAATATTAAAGAATCCTACAATATCTCTGAGCCTACTTGGAAAGATGGTGATGATATGGTAGGACTTCCTATTTTATTTGGTACTGCGGGAGATATGGATAAGGGCTCATTACAGTTCGCTGAAATGTTTTATAATCCTGAGAAGTTTAACTTATTAGCATTTGATAATATTTGGGATAAGGAGAAAGTAGGAACTAAGTGTGGATGGTTTTTACCTGCTAGCAGACAAAGGTTAGGTAATTATCCTGACCCCGATAATAAAAACAAGTTAACCCCTCTTATAGATGAGCATGGTAATTCAAATGAAAAACTAGCTTTATTATCTATTCAGAAGTTTCGTGAAACTAAGAAGGGTGATATGAAAGCTTATAGAGATAGTATTACCCAGTATCCATTAACTACAATGGAAGCTTTCTTAGTAAAGGGTAATAATATATTTCCTACAGAATTAGCTCAAGATAGGAAAGCAGAATTAGAAGGTAATAAACTAATTACTGACTCATTCTGGCACGCAGATTTAAAACAAACCCAAGAAGGTGTTGAGTTTAAACTATCTGATAAGTTACCTATTACAAAGTTTCCATTACAAGCTGATGATGATAAAGAGGGTTGTGTTCATATATTTGAACAACCTTACACAGATAATCCTATATATGGAACTTATATAGCTGGAATTGACCCTTATGATGATGATCAATCTACTACAGATTCACTAGGAAGTATATTTATTATGCACGCTATGACTGGTAGAATAGTAGCTGAGTACACAGGTAGACCTCAAACAGCTAAAGAGTTTTATGAGATTTGTAGAAAGTTGCTGCTATATTATAATGCAATAGCTAACTATGAAAACAATAAGAAAGGTCTATTCGCTTATTTCGAGCAAAAGAATTGTCTTCACCTTTTATGTGATACTCCTAGAATACTAAAAGACCAACAGATTATTTCTGTTATACGTGAATCAGGTAATACATCTAAAGGTACTAATGCTTCTAAAGAAGTTAATAAGTATGCTAGAATGCTCATACGTGAGTATATGCTAGACCAAGCTTATAATAAAGAACCAGGTATAACTAATACACATACTATTCCAAGTATACCACTATTAAGTGAGATTATCTATTGGAATGAAGATGGTAACTTTGATAGGGTAAGTAGTTTAGGTATGCTTCTTATATTAAAACAAGATAGAATTAAGATAGTAATAGAAGAAGATGAGGAAGAACATGATAAATTCTCCGAATTTTTTAACAGGTACTACAAGGGTTAGCTATATACAATTAAAAATATTTTTTAAAATATAGTACAAATTACAATTTATAGTATAAATTAGTCCGTTATGGCGCAATCATTTAATCAAAATATAACATTTCCTAATCAGAAACTATCCGACTCATCTAAGAATAAAGCTTGGGGAGAGGATTGTGTGAATGCTGCGGAAACTTTAATACTGAATCAAAATCAGTATACAAGGAATTCTAGGTATTCTAAATTGGTTAATTATGACTTATATGCAGGTAAGTTACACCCAAGCGATATGGAACTCATTATGAATCCTCTTGGATTAAAAGATGTACACTTCCCTTCTAAGCCATTGAATCATCCACTTATTAATCCTTATATTAAATCCTTAATAGGAGAAGAGATTAAACGTAGATTTGATTATCACTTAAAAGTAAATAATGAAGATGCTATTAGTGAGAAAGAAGCTGCTAAACGTGATATGATTCAGCAAACAATAGAACAAATTCTATTAGAAGGTATACAACAACCTCAAAAAGGTAATCAAGAAGATGAGCAAAGATTTCAACAAGAAGTTGAAAAGAGGCTTAGACAAAAGAATGAATACCTTAACTATGAGTGGCAAGATGTTAGAGAATTATCTGGTAATAGATTATTAAAACACTACACTCAAAAGAATAATTTATCCGCAATTTTTACACAAGGTTTTGAAGATGCTTTAATATGCTCTGAAGAAATCTATAGAATAGATGTAGTTAATAATGAACCAGTAGCTTATAAGTGTAATCCACTTAATACTTACTTCTTATTACCTCCTGATTCTAATAAGGTAGAAGATTGTGATATAATTATTGAGGAGGATTATATCCCTCTTAGTAAAGTTATTGATGACTATTATAATGATTTAACTTCAGCTGATATAGATTGGCTACAAGAAAAAACCATGTATAAAGCTAAAGGTACTTATGGTGGACCAGTAGGTTATGAATTACAAGACCCTACATTTGCTGTACCTTTTGGGTTGACAGGTAGTGTTAATATAAATCAAATTAATACAAGTGCTAACAGTTACATGAGTTTTGATTCTCAGAATAATGTTAGACGTGTTAAGGTAGTTTGGAGAAGTTTCAGAAAAGTGGGTGTATTAACTTACTTAGATGAACAAGGTCAATCACAAGAAACTATAGTTAGTGAATACTATGTACCAAATAAACAATTAGGAGAATCTGTTAGATGGATTTGGATTGGTGAATGGTGGGAAGGTACTAAACTAGCTAATAATATATACGTTAAAATACAACCTAGACCAATTCAATTTAGAAGTTTAAATAATATTTCCAAGTGTGCAAGTGGTTATGTTGGTAGTATATATAAAACTAATAGTAGTCAACCTGTAAGTTTAGTAGACTTGATGAAGTCTAGTCAGTACATGTATAATGTAATTTACCACAGAACTCAACTAGCTTTTGCTAAGAACATTGGTAAAGTAGCTAACTTAGATTTAGCTAAAATACCTGCTGGTTGGGAACCTGAAAAATGGATATATTATATGCGTGAGATGAACTTAGCTGTAACTGATAGCTTTAATGAAGCTAAAAAAGGTGCTGCTACTGGTAAGATTGCTGGTAATATGTCTAATAACCAATCTGTATTAGATATGGATATGGGTAATTATATTCAACAACACATACAGATGTTGGAGTACATTAAATCAGAACTTGATTTAATAACAGGTATTACACCAGAAAGACGTGGTCAAAAAACTTCTAGTGATCAAGGACTAGGTGTTACTCAAGAAAATAAATTAGCTAGCTCTAATATAACTGAATGGTATTTTAGAATTCATGATAATACTAAAGTAAGAGTTTTAGCAGCATTACTTGAAACAGCTAAGTACTGTTTAAGAAATGGTAATAAAACTATTCAATATGTAGAAGATGACTATACTACTCAAATCTTTAAACTAGATGGTGAGTTAATTAATGAGTGTGAATACGACTTATTTATTAGAGATGCTGTAGAAGATGCTGAAGCTATTCAAATGTTACGTAAGGCTACTGAGATTGGATTACAAACTGGTAAGGTTGGATTAACACAATTGATGGATATATTCTCTAATCAATCATTAGCTTCTATTAGAAGAAAGATTGAGAAGTCTGAAGCTGATGCTATGGAACAACAATCTAGAGCACAACAAGCAGAATTTGAAGCTAGTCAGAAAGAAGCTCAAATAGAACTTGATTTTAAACGTGAAGAGCTTCATGCTAAGATGGATTTAGAATATGCTAAGTTAGAACAAGAAGCTCTAGATAGTCAAATGGATAGAGAGGTTAAGATTCAGACTGAGCAGATGAAATCTCTAGCTTTAGATGAAGGTCCTAATACAGGAGATATAGCCGCTGTTGGTGACCAGGCTTTAAAACAACAAGAAATCTATTCTAAAGAAGTTTTAAAGAGAACTGAGATAGCTGCTAAAGAAAGAATTGAACAAGCTAAGTTATCTTTAGAAAGAGAAAAACTTAAAGCAGAGAAAGAGATGAAGCAAGCTGAAATTGACAGAGATTATGATAATATGATCAACGATGAAAAAATTGCTAGAATTAATTTAAAAGGTCGAAATAAAGCAGCTAAAAAATAACAGTTAGCTATATAGAATTAAAATTATTTTTATAATTTATATACAATTAACAAATAAACTAATATATTAACTAAGATGAACGAAGAAAACACCGATTTGTTTGAAGGGTTAGGGTCCTTTCTAATTAATCAAGATGCTGTTAGTGTAGATTCTTTAGATAAAGAAACTAAAGCTAATACAAAAGAAGATGAGCCTAAGCTCGAAGACTTAGCTGTATCTTTAGAAGACTTAGAAGAAGAATTATCTTCTAATGAAGAATATGCTGATACTAATAAATCTGAGGAAGAAGAGGGTCAAGAAGATAAGAGTGATGAATCAAAAGGCTCAGGTAGCTCTAGTATCTACAAAACATTATCAGAACTCTTAAAAGAAGAAGGTATTGTTGAAGAAACTTTTGAAGATAAAGAAGCTCTTTTCACTTACTTTAAAACAGTAGCTGATAACAATGTACAAGACTGGAAAGAAAGTCTTCCTAAAGAGATTGCAGATTTAATTAATAACTATGAAGAAGGAGTTCCTTTTGATGAGTTACTACAAATTAAATCAAATCAAATTAGATTAGATTCTATTACTGAAGATAAGTTAGAAGATAACTTAGACTTACAAAAGAATCTTGTAAAAAACTTCTATAAAGAGAAAGGCTTCTCTGAAACTAAGATTGAAAAGATGGTTTCTAAAGCTCTAGAAACTGATGAACTTGAAGATGAAGCTAAGGAAGCTTTAGCTGAGTTAAAAGAAATAGAGAATAAGAAATTAGAAAACTCTAGACTTGAAGCTAAGAAAAAAGAATTAGAAGAACAAAAAGCTTATACTGAAAGTATTAATAAGTTAAATGAAACTATTAATCAAGTAAAAGAAATTATACCTGGTGTTAAGATTGATGATAAGACTAAAAAAGAATTATTCAACATGATTACTAAACCAGCAGAAACTAGAGGAGAAACTCCTATTTCACAAGTAATGTTACTTAGAGAAAAGAATCCTTTAGATTTTGAATTAAAACTTAATTATTATGCAAAGCTAGGATTATTCGATGAGAATCCTAAATTTGATGTAATAATGAAGAAGAGTGAAACTAAAGCTGTTTCTAAATTAGAGAAGCAATTAGAAGAAGAAATTAAGGCAAGAATTTCTAAATCTAGTTCTAATCGTAAAGCTGAGAATCCAAATGAAGATGATATTTTTTCAGCTTTAAAAACAGTCTATAAAAAATAAATTAAACCTTAACAATATAAAATAAAAATTAATGAGTCAATTAATTAGTCCTTTACAAAAATTTGCCCCTAAAGATTGGAGTGGTCTTACCACTAAAAATCACATTGGTGCTATGTATGGTGAGCAGCCGTTAATGGTTTCTGAATTAGTAAGTAATATCTACGATGTTAACATTGGGTTAGATTTCGATAGATTTATGGAACAGTTTGAAACTATGGAAATCGAGCGTGATGCACCTTTCGAGTGGATGTTGAATTCACAATCAGCATTCAAGAACATTCCATTGCTAACGTATTACACTGATGTAGCTTTAACTACTCAAGGTTCTACTCCCGGTGTTGGTAACACAAGCTTCTGGTTAGAATTCCCAGATCGTATTTTTGAATTCTCTGATGTAATTGCACCAGCATCTTATGCTAAAGAAACTTATCAGTTTCGTGTAATGTCAGATCCTAAGCCTAATGGTGCTAATTGGGTGTATGAAGTAGCTCTAGTAACTGGAGATTCTACATTGTATGTACCAATAGCAGAATTAGCAAATGGTGTACGTTTTGTTAAAATGTACGCTTTAGCTGGACAAACTCTTTCTCAAAGAGGTTCTAGTTCACTAACCTTCAGTTCTCCATTCAGAATGCAAAACAGATGCTCTTTCATGAGAGCTGAGTATATGGTTCCTGGAGATATGATTGATCAAAAAGAAAATGCACCACTTGGATTCTTCTTTGTTGATGCACAAGGTAAACGTCATACAACTTGGTTAGGTAAGTTGGATTATGATTTCATGGTATCATGGAAGCGTATGAAAGCAATGGCTCAATTGTATGGTAAATCATTAAAGAACTCTCAAGGAGCTTACTCTTTAAAAGATGAGTCTGGATGGGATATTAAGACAGGTTATGGTTTGTTAGATCAAATCTCTCCTTCAAATATTCACTACTACACTACATTTGATTTAGATGTATTAGCTGAAATCTTGATGTCTTTATCAGTAGGTAAACTTCCTGAAGACCAAAGACGTTTTGTTTTAGGTACAGGTGAATATGGTATGCGTCAATTCCATAAAGCTGTTGAAACTAAAGCTACAACTTTCGCTCCTTCAAGAGAAGAAATTCGTATTGCTGGTCCTCGTAATAACATGAGTTATGGTGGTCAATTCAAGAAATACTCATTCTTACAAGGAATTGAGATTGAATTAATGCACATTCCATTCTTAGACGATCCTAGTTTATGCGCTGTACAACATCCTGATGGTGGTATCCTAAGTTCTTATGAATACTTAATCTTAGACTTCGGTACTTCACAAGGTAAGCCAAACATTCAAAAAGTTAATGTTAAAGGCTCTCAAGAAATTTACAAATACATCCCAGGATTACGTGATCCATTCTCTCCGAGTAATGGGGGTACTAAACCAGGTATGACTGTGAGTAAAGTTGATGGTTATGAGGTAGTTCGTGCTTGTACCTTCGGTATTAAAGTACACAATCCAATGAGAATAGCTCGTTTCATTCCTAATCTATAATTAAACTAATAAGTAAGGGGTACGGTGAAATTCCGTATCCCCCTTATTTTTAAATATTAAACTAAATAAATTATATAAATAAACTATGGGGATAGTAGAAAAAGAACCTCTCACAATTGAGAGTATTTTAAAGAATAAAAAGATTATTATAAAACCAATTTATAGGAATAACGGTAATTTTCCTAAAGGTCATGATGGTGAGTTTATGTACACAGGTACAGTATCATCTTCAGATTTAGCACCTCAACCTGGTACAGGTAGGTATAAAGCAATCTTGACTGAGGAAGAAAGAAAGGTGTTTGAAGAAGCATTGAATCTTGAACCAGGAAATATGAGTTTCTATAAAAAAACAGGTTTTTGGGTTAAATTTAGACCTAAGTTAACAAAGGAAGAAAGAACTTTAAATCTTGCTGAACCTTTAGATTACTTAGAATATTTAGTCCTAATGGCTGATAGGAGAGTAGCTCCTAACTGGAATGCCAGATTTGATAGTGGAGAATATAGATGGGCTCTAGTTGATGAAGAAGAAACTATTAAAGATAATGTTACTAAGAGTGAGTTAAATAAAAAAGCTTACAAGTACTTTGGTAAGATTGAAGATAGTGCTGAAGATATGACTATGGTAATTAGATTAGTTACAAATAAAATTGTTAAATCTAAAGATATTGAGTTCTTACAATCAGAAATTCAGAAGATTCTTGATACTAATATGAAAGGATTTATTGAGGTAATGGAAGATAAATCTTTTGGTACTAAAGTATTTATTAACAAAGCTTTAGATGCTAAAGCATTAGATAGAACAGTTAAAGGTGGATATACTTTAAAAGGTGGAGATGAGATTGGTAGAACTTTACAAGAAACTGTAGAATTCTTAGAATCTAATAAAAACCAAGATATTTATCTTAAATTAAAAGCTCAAATAGAAAATAAGAAATAAGTTAATATTAATACACTTAGGAGTGAAACTGATTAATAGACCCTAAGTTAATATATAATTATAATGACAAAGCAAGAGTTCTTGAATAACTTTTACCTACAGATGGATAAATTAGCCTCTTTGGCTCTACCTGGTTATGAACCAGCTGAAATCGCTGCTATGGCTACGGAAGCTCAAGAACTCTTAGTTGTCACTTATTACACAGGTAATAACTCAAGTAGAACCTCATTTGAGGAAACTGAGAAAAGGATTGAGGATTTAGGTGAACTTGTAAAACATGGTATCTTAACTCCAGCAACTTATAATCCATTACTAAATATGCCTAATGGTGTATTTGTAACATTACCTAATACACTTATAACTAGTGGACCTACTGATTACTCAGATGTTCATTGGTTTACTGTTTATGAAGAGGTATTAACAAATGATAAATGTAACCCTCGTAAATATGTAGTTGAAATAAATCATAATGAATATAATATGATTAACTCAGACCCATATAATAAACCTAATAAGAATAAGGTTTGGAGAATGAGAATAGAGGGTAGAAAGCATGAACTTATCACAGATGGTTCATATAATATCTCTAGTTATGTTTATAGATATGTTAAGAAACCTACACCTATAGATTTGACTACAAATTTAAACCAGTCTGTAAGTCAGTTATCTGATCATATGCACAGAGAGCTTGTTAGGAAGACTGTAGAGATTGCTTGTAAAGACGTTGAAGCTTACCAAAGAATGCAAGCTGAACAAGCTACAAATAATACCTATAGAGAGTAAGCTATATAAAGGTAAAAATATTTACAAAAATATTAGGAAATAATCAAATTATTAATATATTTATTAAAAACAAAAAGAAATGTCTTTAAAAAAAGTAACATCAAATAACAGGAATTCTGTAAGAACAACTCCTGACAATGCACATGTAGCCGTAGGAGGTGATGTAAATCCTATTGTAGATGCAGTTAACACATTAAACGATAGAGTATCTAGTTATCCACTTGTAGTAGCTGGAGCTATTGTAGCTACAGACGTTTCACGAACTGTAGACTTTGGTAGTTTACTAGTAGGTGATAAAGTAGCAATGATTCCTGCAACTGCTGGAAATGCTGACTTTATTACAATTGCAACTGCTGGTGATTTAGGTCAAGCAGCTGTAGTAGGAAATATGTACATCGTATTAAGAAGCGTATAATCAATCAATTTATTTATAAACATTAAAAAATTAAACAATGTCATTACAAAATGTAAGTAATCACAAACAATTACTAATTGCAAAAAATATAGAGCGTTCAGCTAATTTAGCTAGTGCTACAGCCACCCCAGAAACTTTAGCTGATGGTGAAGTTGTAGTAACAGACTTAGCAGGTAGGATTTTAACTACTACTACAGCTGCTGCTGGAACTGTTCAATTTGTGCAAATAGTACAAGGCCAAGGTTCAACTAAACCTTTGATTAAATCAAATCCTATTCCAAAAGCTGTTTTTTCAGCTAGAGCTCAACAATACGTACCCGCTACACAAGAAGTATCTTATGTGGGTTTTGTAGGTTCTACAACTGGTACAGGAACTATCGAATTACCTTCAGTAGGTACTTCAGTTATTTTACGTAACACTTTTAAAACAAACTTCTATCAATTTAGTGATAAGTTAATGGAGTCTGTTGTAGGTTACAAAGTAACTTCTGCAACTACTACTAGTACTTTGGTAGATTATTTAGCTAAGTATGCAATCCAAGATGTACAGAAATATGTAAATATTCCTTACTCAGTAGAGCGTGTAAATTCAGTAAGTTCTGGAACAACTGTATTAGGAGCTTCTTGTGTAACAACTAAAGGTTCTTCTGTTGTAGCTTGTACAAACTTAGGCACACTAGCAGTAGGTAACTATGTACGTTTTGGCACTAATACTGATACTGATGCTCCTATTTACAAAGTAACAGCTTTAAGTGCTGGTGTAAGTTTTACAATTGATACAGCTTTCCAAGGAGCTTCTGCAACATTTACTGCTGCAACTTCTAGAATTGTAACTCCTGTAACTACTTCAGGTACTGCTGGTGCAGGTTGGGGTATTCGTTTTACAGGTAGAGCTCAAAGAGTATTTGGTGTTAATACATTTAGATATGAAGTATCTAAATTTGTAACTACTGCTCAAAACTTTGGAGCAACAACTGTAAATAACGCTTATGTAGTTCCAACTGAAGGTTCTGGTGTATACGAACAAATTGCTGAAGAAGAATTCTTCTTCCAATTAGGTGAGGGTATGCACGATAATGCTCTTATCCAAATTCCACCAGTAACAATGCGTTCTAACGTAGAATTAACTGGTACTTATTCAATACTTGATATTGAATTTGCTAATCAATCTGGAACTATGAGTTTTATTAACAACCCAGTTGCTCGTAAACAAGTTAGAATTGCTGCTAATATCTTAGGAGGTATTGCTACAGATGCTCAAGCAAACGTAGTAACTTCTGGTGTTACTGGTTCAGAAGCTACAGGTATTCGTGAGGTACTAAATGCCTTCATTACAGGTGGTGTAACTAACTCTTTCGCAGTCTAATCACTAACAATAACTTATTTTAATAACTTAAAAGGCTGGCTGCACAACAGCTGGCCTTTTTTAATATAACAAAATGGCTTTACAATTAAACGCAAGTGTAAAAGAGTACTCTAACCAAGAATGGTTAACTTTCAAAGAACTGACTGGATTATATTCTTTAGCTAATTTAACTGGTTGGGGTACACCTAATCCAGCTACAGGTACAGCTACAACAGCTACTTTAGAAATGCAAGATATAGATGGTACTAGCTTAGGTACTGTTGATTTATTTACTTACTTTCCTACTAGCTCTACTACTTTTGAATTAAATATACTAGCTACAGAATTTAGTTCTAATACAACGAAATTTAGTGATGGTGTATATCAATTCATTTATAGGGTAGAAACTGCTAGTGGTAATTATGAAAAGCGTATTTGGATACTATTTAAATGTGCAGCTGAATGTGCTATGGATAAGTTTTTACTAAGACTTATACAAGATTTTTGTGAAACTTGTGAAGAAACTGGTGCTGAGAAAACTTATATGCAAGCTAGGATGTTATTAGATGCTGCTGAGGCAGCTGCTGAATGTGGAGATATAATTAGAGCTAATGGTCTAATGGATATGTTCAATAGATTGAAGATAGAAGGATGTTGTGATTAAAAGATTTATAAATAAATTAATAAAATATATAAAACAAATGTGCGATTCATGTGACGAAATCATACAAGTTGGGAACTCCGGAACTAATGGATGGAGCCCTATTTATGCAAATATAGAAACTACTTGTGATGGTAATGATGTTGTAATACAACAACTAGTTAGCTGGACTGGCGGAACTGGAAATAGACCTTCTTACGATGGTAATGTAATGACAGATGCTTGGTTAACAGCTAATCCTATATATTTAGGAGAAACAGGTTGGGTAGATGTTATCTGTGATGCTACTAATATTTTAGGAACTAATGGAACAAATGGTTCTAATGGTTCTAATGGAGCTACTGGGGAAGCTGGTAACGATGGATGTAATCCTGATATTACTATTAATGTAACAGCAGGGTCAGAAGAAATAGTTTGCACTGTGACACCTTCAGGACCTGATTGTGCCCCAGTATTTGATATTAATATACCAAATGGAGCTTTTACTAATGAAACTGTAATAGATACTATTACTAACTCTACTGAATTTACTACTGCTGTAACTAATGCTGTTAATGCTGCTTTAAATGTTACACCTACTACTGACAGTAGCATTGATATAAGTACTGGAAATAGTAGTAATATAAAATATACTGCTGTTTCAGGGTCACCTACAATTAGTATTTTTAATCCTTCAGATAATTATATTAGTCATTATATAGTTGGTAATTTGATGACTATTAATTTTAAACTAAGAATAGGTTCTGATGCTACTGGAGCTATCAGATTAGAAATGAAAATCCCAGCAAGTGAAACTTCAGCTGGTACTATTTATAGTAATAGTATCTCTTGTTCTGCTTCTGGATATAGTTCAGTGGATGATTATCTAACTCCTACTATATCTACACAATCAACAACTGGTAATACTCATTTAGTTTTAGGATTAAATGTAGATGGTTCAGGTATAGTAAATCCAATACCTGTTACTAACAATTCTTTTCTATTTACATTGACAGGACAAATAACTTTTTTAATTAACTAATCATGACTGATATAAATATAAATTTTTCAGGAGCTACTTTAACATTATATAGTTATAGTAATGCTAAATATCAAATATTAGGTTCAGGTACTTTAGCAGCTAATTATACAATTAATACTAGTGGTACTTTTTATGCAGGTAATAAATTTATTTTTTATTATAAAGCAACTGTAGATAAAGACTCCTATAATTTTAATATATTAGGAACTAATTTATCTACTACACAATTAAATAGAGAATCTACAATAGAAGCTGTATATAATGGAACTAGTTGGGATTTAAATATTACTCCTAATACTAAAAATACAGGTTGGTTATCAACCACAGATAATCCTTTAAGAGGGAATGAATTAGTTTTAATGACTTACACAATTAGTTTTGAATCAGGAAAACAGGGGGATAATAGTATTTATGTACCTTTTGATTTTAATTTAAATGACGCTCATTATTGTGTTACAAAAGCCATTGCCGGCACAGATAATGCTACAATAGATATTCAAACTAACGGAGTTAGTAGAGGAGTTACAACAATATTAGCATCAACAGCAATAAATACTGTGGCTCAATGTAATATATCAGATAACACAGGAGATGTTGGTGGAAGTTACATGCAAGCCATAGCTTCCAAATCTACTGCTGGAGGTGAGGTACTACTCAGTTTAATATTAGAAAGAATATAATATGCAAAGAATTAACTTCACACAAGATACTTTAAATACTTTAAAAAAGAATGCAAGATGCTCTTTTGCTAATGCTGTATATAAATTAGGCATTAAGGCTCAACAAGGTCTTAAATGTGATGATTTATTTAAAAAGTCTGTACTTATGGATGAAGTTAATAAACTTCTTTGTAAGTATAAATTAGATAGCTGTATATCTTTTCATCCTGAATTAGAAGGAGAAGTAAGTTCTTGGTATTTCGGAATAGGGAGCTTTTCAGGAACTATTACATATTATATGGTAATAGATGGTGTAGAAACATTTTTAGGTTCTGGAACTTCAGTATCTACAATAGTAGATGATATAAATAATAACACTGATGCTTCAGGAGTAACTGCCGTTTTAGGTGAAGGTGGTTACTTTACTATTTATAGTCCTGTAGGATGTTTTGTAAAAGCTGATTTATATGGAGTAAAAAGTCCTAGCGGTACTATTCCAGCATCTCAAATAGTCTTTACAAAAGGTAAGTGTCCACAAGAAGAAACTTGTGTTGATTATACTGAGGAAGAATTAAATTGTGTAACTCCGCAAGATTTACAAGTATTATATGAGTTTACTCATAAGTATAAAGAAACTTTAGCTAAGTCTACTAAAAAAATAACATCACAAACTTCTAGTAATAGTAATTCAAAGTCAAGTGATTGTTGTAATTGGGGTAGCATAGGAGGAAGTATAGGAAATCAAGCAGATTTAATTAGCTACTTAAATACTATTGAAAAGAACTTAATAGGAGTGTATGATGAAAATACACTTATTACTAGCGATTTAAAAAATCTAAAATTTTCTGGATCTGGTGTAACCGCAACTAATTCTAATGGTACTGTTACAGTTACTATACCTGGTGGTTCTGGAGGAAGTACTACCTTAATGGTAGATATATCTAATGCTGATTTATTAAGTGCTATAAATTCAGATGGTATTGAAAAAGGAGTGATTTATAG